GCCAAATATGTAGGAGCTATAATTTAAGGAATTTCCTATGATCCGTGTCCTGCAGAAGTGTGTTGGCATTGTAAGGCGATGCAGGGCTTTGCCGACATAGAAACACAAGGAAACACACGGGGAGGAACTTTTAGGCATTTGGGATTTATCCGGTGAGTGAAGGTATTTGGAAGTAATACGTCACCTTCGGGTGTCCGTGAAAGGCGGATTGCCGGATATATTGAAATAGAACCTTGTAATAGAGGAGTGAAATAGACGCCCGGGTGCCTAATTTTTTTAAAAGATATAAAAAATGATATTTCAAGACGCTTTAAATACAATTTTAACATCGCTTGCTACGGCAACAATTACTTGGTTTTTTGCACGCAAAAAAAACAAGCAGGACTTACGCTCAATGAAAACCGACAATGAGATTAAGTCGGCAAAATATTATCAAAGCTTGCTCGATGATATGAGTAAGCGTTTGGAAAAAGCTTTGAACGTAGCGGCAGACTTGGAGGGAAAATACCAAGAAGTTATCCGTAAGAATGCCGAGTTGGTAGCAACCAATGAAATACTTATCGCTGAATTGCGAAAATTTAAACAGCTAAACGGAAAGCCAAAAAGCAAATGACAAAAATTATAGACATCGCATTATCACAATACGGCATCAAAGAAGTAGCCGGCAAGGTTGATAATCCGGAAGTATTAAAATACTTTAATGAAATTGGGTTTGACGGCTCGAAATTGCATGACGAAACAAGCTGGTGTAGTGCGTTTGTTAATTGGGTTGCTAAAAAAGCCGGTAAGCCATATAGCGGCAAGCTAACGGCACGCAGTTGGCTAAATGTTGGGCAAAGAGTATATCAGCCGCAAATTGGCGATGTAGTTGTATTATGGAGGGAATCTCCAAGCTCTTGGAAAGGTCATGTAGGATTGTTTATCCGTGAAACGCCTAAGCATATTTATATACTTGGCGGAAATCAAAGTAATCAAGTGAAAATATCGGCATTTCCAAAAAACCGATTATTAGCTTATAAACGCTTATGAAAAAAATATTGTTTTTGTTTTTGTTGGGTTTCATGATGTCGGCTTGCGGTCTATTCAAAACCGCAAGCAAACATCGTGAAAAAGTGAAAACACACAGCACGGAAAAAGGTATCCGGATTATCTATCAGCCGGGAGATAGCATTGTGTATATCCCGAAAATAAGATATAAGGATACAACTGTTATTGTAGAGAACAGGAATGTTGTATTAAAAACAACTTACCGGAACAGCGGTATTAATAAGATAAATTGTAAACAAAAGCCCAAAAAAACGATTGAAAATTATACAAAAGATACAGATACAAAGATAAAAACAGCGGACTATAAATCCGAAGGGGTTCAATTTAAACCCGTTTATATCATTTATGTATTTGTAGGATTAGCATTACTGATTGTTATAGCAATAGTAACAAGTCATTTAATAAAAAAGATTTAAAAAACAAAAAATATGGAAAAAAAGTCAGTATTTGAATTACACCCAAGTTTAAACGCCTATTTTGAAACATCTGACGGCGCGAAGTTTTTTAACGTGCATGATGCAAAAGCTCATGCAAGGAATTTAAAAGACAAAGAGGTAAAAGAGGTAAAAAGACCCGTAGAAAAAGAGAAAAAAGCCCCAAGTGCAATTGAAGAGGCAAAAAAAAGAGCCAAAGCAATTAAAGAGATGAACTCTATTGAGGCAATCAAAAAAGCACTTGAAAACGAAACTGCCGCAAGCGTAAAAAAAGCCGGTATGGAGCGCATACAAGAGCTTGAAGAAGCTTTGGCAAATGCCGGTGAAGGAAATCCGGACGAAGGTAAAAACGATAATAACTAAAAAAAAGAATTATGCCACTACCTGAAGTAGATATTCAATTTGGAAACGGCAACTTACAGCAAGTAGTTCCATCGGCTGATGGTGTATTTGGTTTGCTTGCATCTGCGACTGCTGTTGCGGGTAAGTTTGAGCTAAATAAGCCCTATATGCTTAAAGGGATGAAAGATGTTGCCGAGCTTGGTATTATGCCGGACGTAGAAAATTATAAACTTTATCGAGCTTTACAAGAATTTTATACAGAAGCCGGCGAAGGAACGGAGCTATGGCTAATGGGATTTGATAAATCCGTGAAATTAGACGATTGGTTTAAACCCGGACAAGCGGGAACAGCTCCGGCAGAAGCTATTTTGAATAAAGCAAACGGAAAAATTTCGATGCTTTTTACAGACTATAATCCGAGTGGTAGCTTCAATGTTTCCAACGGATTAGCCGAAGAAGTTATTGCCGCTAAAAATGCCGCTCAATCATTTGCCGAAAGTTATTTGCAAAAAAAGAAATCTCCGGTATTTGTTATCCTTGAAGGTTTTGGCTACACGGGCAATGTTACCGATTTACCTGATCTACATCAGGGAAGCGATAATCGAGTAGGTATATTTATCGGCGATACCCTTAAGCATAGTGGAACACCGGAAAATAATGGATCGGCAAATCATATTTTAGCCGGACGATTGGCAAAAATTAAAGTTCAGGAAAACCCGGGAAAAGTTAAGCTTGGACACTTGGAAACGGAAACGGCTTTTATTTTGGATACTCCGGTTGAGGATGCAGATGTAGAGAGCTTGCACGATAAAGGTTATATCACTTTTAGAACGCACGTAAGAAAACCCGGTTATTACATAACTGATGACCCTTTGGCTACGTCTGTTGATGATGATTACTCACATATAACCAACCGCCGAGTGATTGATAAAGCTTACAGAATTGCTTACGAAATTGCATCTGATGAAATACTGAACGATGTTGATTTGTTACCGGAAGGAACTTTGGATCCGTTATATGCGTCAAGTGTTGAAACCGAAGTGGAAAATGCCATTAAACAGCAAATGACCGATAGAGGCGAGTTGTCAAAGAACAAAGCCGATGATAACGATATTGGCGTTATTGCCAAATTTGATTTAACCAATAATGTAGCATCTACCAGCACTATAAAAATGAAATTGAAAGTGCGTCCAAAAGGTTATGCACGTTGGTTTGTAATAGAACTTGGATTTGATATTAACCAAAACTAAAAAATATGTTTGACAGCAGACAATACGAATGGGCGGATTTTAGCCTGATACTTGGCGGTAGAGATATAACCGGCATTCGAGGAATTAAATATACACGTAAAATTGAACGTGAGCCATTATATGCAAAAGGAAGAAATCCCCACAGCATTCAAAGTGGAAATATCAGCGTTGAAGGGGAAATGACTATGTTGCAATCCGAATATGAAGCTTTGGTGCAGGCGGGTAACGGTTCTGTCTTAGGCTTGAGCTTAAATGCTATCGGTGCCTATGGTAACCCCAGCCTTGGCGATCCGCTTATCAAAGATAAAATTATCGGCATCCGATTCACAGAGGAGTCGAAAGAATTTAAGCAAGGCGATAAGTTTATGGAAATAACCTTGCCGTTTGTAGCACTAAAAGTAAAACCACAAAGCTAAATGAAACAAGTAAGTAAAGAACAAATTCAAGAGTGGAAAGCCAAATATGACGATGTTTATAAAGTGGTTGTAGATGACAAGGTTTGTTATCTACGCTCGCCCGATAGAAAGACTTTGAGTTATGCCGGTTCTGTTGGTAAAACAGACCCGGTGAAGTTTAATGAAATCATTTTGAAAGCCTGTTGGCTTGCCGGTGATGAGGAAATCAAAACTGTCGATAAATACTTTTTGGGTGTGTCGGCAAAAATTTCGGAAATCATCGAAGTTAAAGAGGCTAAATTGGAAAAGCTTTAGAGCTCGCCGGTGTAAAGGACTGGGATTGGATCAGAATTGCCAATGCTCATTTAAGATATTATATGAGTGTTGGCGACCCGGACGAGCTTAGTGATGATGAATGGGCAAGGCGATTGAAAGAGCTTGAATATATCAGGCAACAAGAAGCAAAAGCGAACCAAATATAAAAGCCAAAGTGAATAATATAGCAGATAGAAGTGGGTATTTAGCCCTGTATCTGTAAGCATTGATAAACGGTGCGGCAATTATAGCCAAAAGAATGATTACGGGGGACAAAATGGCTTTTAGAACGGTAATACTTTCATTTCGTTTTTCAGGGTTCATAAGGTTTTTTGCCCAATAAACCGGAAAAGCGGTGGCTACAAGCAAGCCGAAGCCTACCGGTTTGATAAGTTTAACGGCAAGTGAAAATAAGGCAATGGCAAGTATAATGTCAATGAGTATCATATCAATATAATTTACAAAAACAAATATAACAAAAATTATTCCAATAAGCAAATGAGTGCCGATTTACAATATACCTTATCATTAAACGACCAGATGAGCTCCGGTTTAACTAAAATCGGAATTGCTTCGGATACCGCATTAGATGTATTTGCCAAATTGGAAAAACAAAGTGCCGGTGTAAACAAGCTAATGAAAACAATGGGAGGCACTCTGGGAGCTTTGCGGGCAAAAATAGACTTATTAAAAGCCGAACGTGAGTGGATTCCACCGGAAAACATTAAGGCACTACGCAAGACAAATTCAGAGATAAAAAAACTTGAAAAACGTGTCCGCCATTTGACAACGATAAATGGCAGTAAAGTAAAAACTTGGTTTAAAGATGCTTTTAGTCAAGTTCCTTTTTCGGGTTTGCTTACCAATCCGCTTGTTATGGCGGGCTTGGGAGCGGCAAAAGCCGTTCGTTTGGGAATGCAAGACGAGATGCAGAGAACATCGTTCACGGTGCTGTTAAATGGCAAAGAGGCGGCGTCCAAACTAATGAATGATATTCGCCAATATGCGTCGAAAACGCCCTACCAAAAGTTAGGGCTTGGCGATAATGCGAAGCTGATGTTGAGCTTTGGTATCAAGCAAGATGATATTATGCCTTATTTAAAAGCTATCGGCGACATATCAATGGGCGATAGTAATAAAATGAATTCGCTTACTTTGGCATTTTCTCAAATGAGTAGTACCGGAAAATTGATGGGGCAAGACTTACTTCAAATGATTAATGCCGGATTTAATCCATTGGCAGAAATAAGTAAAAAAACCGGAAAAAGCATCGGGGAGTTGAAAAAAGAAATGGAAGAAGGCAAAATCAGCGCCAAAATGGTGCAGGACGCTTTTATTTCCGTTACGCAAGAAGGAGGAAAATTTTACGGAATGTCCGAAAAAATGAGTAAGACCTTGCAGGGGCGTTTAAGCACGGCTATGGATAAGCTCAACCAAGTTTTTCTAACAGCATTTCAAGTAATAGAACCGGTTGTCAGTTTGGTATTGGATTTAGGCATTGATATTTTGAGTGTAGTGGCTCCGGCAATAGATTATGTTGTAGGGCTGATAAGAGAGGGAAATCCGGTAATGCTTACGCTGGTTGGAATTGTAGGTGTGCTGACCGGTTTATATTATGCCGAAGCCGTTGCATTAAAATTGAAGTCGGCTTGGCTTAAAATTACGGATATATGGACAAAAAGAAATCTGATCACTCAAAAGTTAAAAGCCGTTTGGGATAAGATTGTTGCGGGGACTACACTTATTTGGGCGGGGGCGCAATCCGTTTTAAATGCCGTTTTAACTGCCAATCCGATTGGGCTTATAATAGTAGCGGTTGCCGCTTTGACAGCCGGCATAATATGGCTTGTATCTAAAATTGAAGGCTGGGGTGATGCCTGGGCACATACGATAAAAGGAATTAAGAAATTATTTAAAGCCTATGTTTTATATGCCAAGATGCTATGGACGGGATTAGTCAACGGGCTTGCTATTGGATTGAACAAAATTTTAATAGCTTGGTATAAATTCAAAAGTGCCGTAGGCTTGGGCGATAAGTCCGAAAATCAACGGATGATTGACAAACTTACTGCCGATACGGAAAAAAGGGCTAAGGCGATTGTAGATTCAGCAAAAAAGCTAAAAGAAGCCACTGTGGACGCTATGAAAGAGTTTAAGGCGGGGGCTGATTCGCTACATTGGAAAAGTGATAGTGAAGGAGCAAAAAGCCATTGGCTAAAAGGTATTTCACGTCCACGCCTACCCTGGGAAAGTAGAATTGATGATCCGGCCACAGAAGAAAATAAAACTAAGAAAAAAACCGGTAAGAAAACAAATAACGCTATTGCTACCGGCGGTAGAAAAAATGTTACCGTAAATATCAGTTTAAAAAGTTTAATCGAAGTTGTCAATATAGCTAAATCAGGATTTAAAGATTCAGCGAAGCAAATGGAGCAAGAAACGGCAAATGCCTTGCTTCGTGTATTGGCAATGGCAGAAACAGCAGGAAGTTAAAAAAATGAGTTACGACAATACGGACATATTATTTGCATCATTGGTTGGGTCAAGGATTGACATTCCTCGTTTTAATGCAGTTCAAAACGAGTTGATGAAGCACGTTTTGCCTCCTATACCTTTTTTGCCTTTAAAAAATAAAGAGCGATATGAAACATCGCCGGCAAAAATTACGGGTGATGTTTGGGAGGATAAGTCTTTTGTTCCGGAAAATGAACAATTTTTTCCTTTTTATTTTACGGATGATGCAGGGAACAAATGGCTATTGCCGTATGAACCAATGATTAGCATAAGCGGTAAAAACGAAATTGTTACCCGGAGTGTTGCCAAAGCCAAAAGCACAAATGAAACCGGAGCTATGCTGGGAGGCACAATCAAGGAGCGATGGAATCGTGGAGATTATGAAATAACAATCACGGGAGTTTTAATTGGCTCGTTGATGACCGGTTCACTTGAAGGAACTTTTCCGAGAAAAGACTTTATAAAACTCCGAGACTTTATGATTGCACAAAAGAGCTTGCGGGTATATTGTGAGCCTTTACAACTGCTGGGTATCAATCAAATTGTTATAACGGAATTTAATTTTCCGTTTACCAAAGGCGAAAATGTCCAAGCCTATGAAATTAAAGCCCTCAGTGATTATGATTATAAATTATTGTTGGATATAAACGACTAAAAAAACAGCTATGAAAGAACTATTTAATTTGTTGGAAATGCGTCCGCTTGCAAGCATTATTATACTTGGAGCGATAGCACTTGTTGTAATTGTATTATTCAGAGAAATTATCCGTAGGTATCTGATTAAGAAGTTTGAACTATACACGGAAGATGAACTCAAAGATTTTGCGTTGCGATATGCACACGGTTATTTCATTGATATAACCACACGTAAAAAGCTGGATATTGAAGATGCTTATCAAAAATATTTAAAAGAAAAAAGATGAAAGCGAAAGCTGTCCTTTTTATGATTCTGATGGTAGCCATCAGTTTCACGGGATTCGCCAACCACAGCGACCCGGGACAAAATTCAAAACCGGTATTGATTACCGATAGTGGTGTAACCGCAAATTATGACTTGCAAGTTATGGACTTTGCGCCGGAAATTGTTGCTATTAGCACAAATCATTTTCAGGGAATATTTGAAGTTATCGGGCAAACTATTGTCATAGATGATATTTCCGTAAATGGTGATAGCTTGAAAAAGCCGCCTAAGTGCTTTAACAAGTCAATTAATAGCGGAATACTTGTAGGAACAGATACAATACAGCTCAAAAACAAAACCTATTATTTATACAGGTATTTATATAAAGACAGGTTGGTTATTGTAGCAGTTCCCGCACTTATACAAAAAGCAAGAGATAAATTACTGAGCAAATAAAATTAAATAACATTAGAAAAGTGCCTGCTCATTGCAGTAGGCACTTTTATAAAAAAGAATGCTAAACATAGACTGGAACATAGAATTTAAAACGAACGGCAGCCGTTATAGGCTGGCTTTGCTTGCCGAGTGTAGTATAACCAAATCGGTTAATAACTTATCCGATACGGCGGTGATTACACTCCCGGAAAGTATTATGAACGAACCATTGAATTTGGAAAATAAAATCCGACGAGGCTCGGAAGTATTAATTGAGCTTGGCTATGATGGTAATTTATATCCGGAGTTTAAGGGCTATGTCCGGGATATTGTCAATGTTGACAGCTCTATAAAAATAATGTGTGAGGACGCCTTGTTTTTGTTTAGAAAATCAATTGGCGACAAACAATTTAAACAGGCAAAAATAACAAGTGTTGCACAGTATCTGCTAAGCGAAATTGACCCGAGTTTTGGGCTGGAATGCGATTATGGTATTAAATATGACAAATTTACCATTCATAAAGCCACGGGGCTTGATGTATTAAAAAAATTACAGCAAGAAACAAAAGCGAGTATCTATTTTGATACGGAAAAAAAGATTTTACATATACATCCGCCTTATAAAAAAGTAGGCAAAAAAGTTTACTACTCGATGCAAAAAAACATTGAATCATCGAGTTTGGAGTTTAAGAATAGGTATGATACCAAGTTTGAAATAGAAGTTGAAGGCACGGACAGCAAAGGCAATACTTATAAATTTTCAGAAGGAGTTACCGGAGGGAATAAAATACATTTGAATCTCGGCACGATTGATCCTTCGTCTATGCGTGAGATAGCCAAAAACGAATTGCAAAAATATTCAGCTCCCGGTTATGAGGGGAGCTTTACGACTTGGCTTATTCCAAGAGTTGAGCCAACGGATAGTATTAGAATAAAAGATGAAGACTATCCCGAAAAAACGGCTTGGTATTATTGTGTAAGTGTAACGACGACTATCAGCTCGTCGGGAGGTGTGAGAGAAGTTAAACCGGGAATAAGATTGAGCAGCAATGGATGATTTTACAAAAATAAAGCACAGCTTACAGCGTATTACCGGAAAAGCATTTTTACCGGAGGTTGTAGAGGTTACCGATGTGTCGGAAGAAACCTGCACAGTTAAGTTTATCAGCGGATTAGAGGTTTCGGATGTTCGC